GTGGTCGCAAGTGCCCCCGCAAAGAAACGCACCCCCGCGCGCCGCGCACCCCGCCACCAGGCGCCGGGGTCGCCGCCCGCCCGGTACCACAGGGGTGTGACAGCCACCCACCCCCACCCCCACCTCGAGCCGGGGTCAGCACGCCGACCACCCACCCCCCCGCCGCAAACGGGCACCCGACCACCGAATCTCGTTGCCCAACACGGCGCCGTGGTGGGCGTTGCACCCGGCGCAGGCAGGCACGAGCTCGCAACACCCGGACCCCTCGAGGTGGCGGTGGGTGGCCAACGCCGGGCGGTGATCGGCGGTCGTGGCCGGTTGGCCGCACCCGAACCCGCATACCGGGTCACCGACCAGCACCCGGCGCCGGGCGGCCCGGTATTCGGACCCGTAGCTACGGTGCCGGCTGGGCATGCCGCACGGTAGACCCCGTCTCGCGGTAGTTGCGAGACTTCACCATGTTCGTCGCCCGGCACTCACCGCACCGGCAGCCGTGGTGGGTGTAGCGGGTCCACGAACCGTGAGGCGGGACCGGTCCGGCTGGTCGACCCCGCCCGGTCATCGCGCTGCGGCCGACGGGTGCCGGCGCCGGGCGCGGTGACAATCGCCGCACCGACCGGCGCGCTCAGTCCATTCATGGATCGTTGCAATGTCGGTGGTGCCGCAACGCGTACACACCGCGATGGTGAGCTGGAGCGGGTCACATCCCATGGTCCGAATCATACCGAACAGACGCGCGCCGGGTGGCGTGTTCGTGGTCGGCGACGCTGGCGCGTGGTCGTCTCGGCTTCCATCCGGTTTCGGCGGCGGCGGCGTCCACGAGCGCCCGCACCTCGTCGATCGGCGGTCGCGCGCGCTCTGTTTTTAGATCTGAACCGATCTGTATAAGGAGTGCGTCCCGCTGGTGGGACGCTGAATCGGCTTTTTGTCCCGCTGGTGGGACGCTGCGTCCCGCTGGTGGGACGCTGAATCGCGTGTCAGCGTCCCGCTGGTGGGACGCTTGTGGACAACCCCAACCCAGCCACAACACGGCGGCGTGACGCTCACCGCCGGGGGTCACGACCAGGACGTGACGCAGCGCGTACAGCTCGCGCAACCAGCGGTCGACGGAGCTGCGCGACAGGTGCATGTCGTCGGCGATCTGACGCACCGACAGGGCGCCGATACGGCCGGTGTCGCTATCGGCGTGGGTGGCGAGGTGGGCGTACACGGCGCGGGCGCCCACACTGAGCCGGGCGTCGGTGGTCACCTCGCGCGGGGTCTTACCCCACGGCGCCGGTGTCGCCGGATACGCTTTAGACCGTTCGGGAACGGACATAGGGGCGAACCTCTCTACTCTCTCTCGGTGCCAAATCGGTGACTGTGGGAAGGGACGCCAGACGGCCCGGCGCTACGAACGCCGGGCCGTCGTCGCGTCTACGGTCTGAGCGTCAGATCGCGGCGGGCCAGCACGAGGGCGGCGTCCATGCACCGCCGGGCCACGCCGGCCAGCTCCGCAATCTCGGTGTCGGTGCGGCCGCGGATGCTGGCGACCGCCAACGCCTCGGCGGCGTCGCGCAGCACGTCGATCAGATCGGCGTCGGTCATGCGCACGACCAGGCGCGCCAGCCCTGCGCGGCAAGCACCTCGAGGGCGATGGTGAGGTTCGCGGCGGGGTCGTAGGGGTCGCGGCCGTGCCACCAGCCGGGCATGATCTGCATCAACCCGGACGCCCCGGAACGGTTGTGCGCGCCGGGTTGGCAGTGCGACTCGCACCACATCACCCGGTCGACGGTGGGCCACTGCTCGAGGGTCCAGCCGACCTCGAGGGCGGTCTGTTCCCATGCGGCGCACCGGCCGGTCGACGCGACGGTCGTGGTCACGCGCACGGCCGGGGCGGTGGGCGCCACGGCGAGGGCCAGCAGAAAGAGCGCGGCGCCGATCGGGGCGGGGATCACGACCCGGCCGCGGCGTCGGGGTCGGGCGCGAAGCATCTACTTCTGATGGCCGGATTTTCCTGCTCCATGGCGTCCAGGGCGGCCAGCGTGATCCGGTACTCATGGTCGAGCTTTATGGCGGCGAGCTTGCCGGTTTTGATCCACGCCCGGACGGTCTGGTGGTGCACGTCGTACATCGCCGCCACCTCACCCACCCGGTAAGCCCTTCGGCCTACATTGAGGTCATTCGTCATGGCTCATACCCTAACGCCCATGGCGCAGTCGGATCGGGATGGCCCGCAGGTGCACTGGTCAGCCTGGTCGGCATCGATGCGGCGGCGGCGTCTGGCGTCGGGCACCATCACGAAACGCCGCTACGAGCTGGCGGCCTGGGCGGCGTGGATCGGCCCCGGCTGGACCACGGCGACATGGCGTGACGTCGAGCGGTGGACGGACAGCCGGCCGTTAGGACCTAGGGCGCAGGCGTCGGCGGTGTCGCACCTGCGGGCGTTCTACCAATGGGCCCGGCGCGAGGGCGTGGCCACGATTGACCCCTGCGCCGACGTGGTAACCCCGAAACTGCGCCGGGGCCGACCCCGCCCGGCCCGACACCTCGAGGTGCGCAGGGCGGTCGGCGCCGGCGTCGACGTGCTCGAGGTGGCCTGCGCACTGATGGCCTACGGCGGCCTGCGGTGTTGCGAGGTGGCCCGGCTCAGATGGGCCGACGTCGACCTCGCCGACGGCCTGCTGTACGTGTCGGGCAAGGGCGACAAAGACGCAACGGTGCCCATCGCGCCGCCGCTGGCGGCCGTGCTGGCGGCCCAGGACGCCGTCGACGGCCTGGTGGTCACCGGCGCCGCCGGCCAGGCATGCACGCCGGCCCGGGTCAGCCAACGCGTCGGCGCCCACCTGCGGGCGCGGGGGTGCGATTGCACCGCCCACCAGCTGCGCCACTACGCCGCGACGCATCTATTACGGCGTACGGGCCGAATCGAGCTTGTGCGCGACTTTCTGCGCCACGCCTCGATCGCGACCACCCAGGTCTACGCGGACACCGAAGCGGGCGCGCTCGCCGCCGCGGTGGCCGACTGGTAGAAGTACACACTTCGCGCATCCCCCGACCAGGGGTTACGCGCGAAGTACGCGGCCCGGTTTCAGGGCTGGGCGTCTACCGGCGGCCGATGAGGGTGGCGAGGGCGGCGAGGGCGATCACGCCCACCTCGACGAGCAGTATCCATGCCTGCGTGTCGGTCATGCGCGAAGTCTCCTACTTCGCGCACCCCCCGACCAGCATCGACGCGCGAAGTACGGGGCGGCCCGGCTCAGTGTCCGTTGCGGCCGTTGACGGGTAGGGACACGACAACGATGGCCAACCCGCCGACGATGCCGATGGTGGCCAACAGCTCATCGTCGAGGGACCGGTTGCGGGCCAGGACGGTGCCGGCCAGCACGAGGGCCACGACACCCAACACGATCAGCACGGCGGTACGGCGCGCCGCGGTCACGGCGGGGAGAGCGTCGGGACGGCGGCGGTGGTGGCCCCGTTGAAATCGGGCAGGGACAGGGCGTAGTACCCGTTGGTAACAAACGCGACCGGTTGCCACGGCTGATGATGGGGCACCGACCCGTCGGGGGCCATCACGACGCCTTTCAGCACCTCCCACCATTCCCCGGCGTCGACGTGACGTTTCGTCCCGGCCCGAATCTCGAGGACGGTGCCGTCGGCGACCCCTTCGCCGGTCATGCCGTAGATCACGACGAAGTCGCTCATGCCGTTCCTCCGGTGTTGGGGCGCGATCGGGTCCGGCGTGGGGCCGGTGCCGGTGGTGGCGTTGGCGACGTACCAGCGCCACAGCTCGAGGTTCCACGTCGTCGAGCCGACCAGGTCCGGCTCGAGCTGCCACGGTCCGGCCGGATCGATCTTGCTGTTGCATCCCCCCGACGGCGGCCCGGTGGTGGCGTGGAGATAGACGTCGTCGACGTCCCAGCCGTACCAGGCGCACAACGCCGCGACGGTCTGCGCGTACAGGGTCGTCTGCGGGTCGGGCCACCGTTCGCCGACCCCGTTATTGGCCACCTCGATCCCGATCAGCGCGGCGTTCATGTCGGCGCAGCTCGAATCGATCCCAGGCCGGATGCCGGACCCACCGTGATTGCACCGCCCGGCGGCGACGAGATAGAGCTGGGCGTCGCGGCTGATATAGAGCGTCGAAATCGGCCCGGGCGCCGACCCGTTGCCGGCCAGGATCACGTTCAGATCCGATTGCGTCGACGTCCCCGCCGGTGAGGCGGTGTGATGACACAACACCCCGGCCGGGTCGAAGTCACCGGTTGAATACGGGCGGCCCCGATCCCGCCACGAGCTCGCGCCGGTCGGGTCGGCGCCGGACGACGGCACCTCGACGTAGGCCAGGCCAGCGGCGGCGAGGGCCTGGTCCAGATCGGTCAACCAGCGGTAGGTCATCGGGCGTCGAACTCGCGCACGGCGCGCAACAGGTCGGCGACGACGTCAAGGTCGAGCGGGTCGCCGTCGCGGTGCACCCACCACGCCCAGAAATCGAAGATGGCGCCGTCGTCGGCGGTCGACTCATCCACCATCGGGACCCGGCCGGTCATCGTTTGTCGCCGCGCTGGCCGGTCGTGGTCGCCGGGGTCGTCGTCGGCTCACCGCAGGCGCCGCACACGATGGTCGCGTCGGCCAACTCGTCGGGCACCTCTTTGAGCACGTCACGTTCGGGACAGTCGACGGTGGTGCAGTAGGTGGCCAGCATCATGCGCCTTTCGCCACGTAGTTGATGCCGACGACGGTATTGGCGGCGGCGGCGGCGTTCAGATAGACGCGGGCTTTAAATCCGACGTTGTTGGCGCCGGCGCCCGGCGACGCCACGTTGAGCGTGAACCCGGAATAGAAACCGATACAGGCGACGACACTGGCCAGCGTCGTCGGGAACTGCGGGGCGAAGTTGATGATGACCTCACCGGCGGCGTCGGTGGTGGGCACCACCATGCCGGAGCGGTCGGCGTTGACGTTCACCCAGGCGCCGGCGAGGCGGTACCAGGTGGTACCGGTGTCGAGCGTGACACATTCGGCCCCGTTCGGGGCGGTGGTCCATTGGGCGTCGCGTTCGGTCACCGACGCGAACACCTGTCGGGTGCGGTCGCGTATCTCGTTGCCCCAGGTCGAGGCGACTTTCTGGCCGGCGGCGACGTCGACGGTTTTGGTCATGGTCAGTACCCCCACACGTCGGTGTCGAACACGGCGGCATCCCAGCGGCCGGCGGCGGGGAACGACACCGCCGGCGAGAACGTGAACACGGCGTTGAGCCGCACCTCCCGGTCGACGCCGACCGGGACGAAACTCCACTGGTAGGAGTCGAGGTAGGCGTCGGCGGCGTATACGTCACCCACGTCGTGGACGACGACCCGGACCCGGTCATGCCACTGGAGATTGATGAGCTGCCACGCTTCGGCGTCGGTGTGGGCGGTCACGGCGACGGTGTCGGGGCGGGTGCCGCCGGTGGCCATCCGGGCCACGATTTTGTTGGCCAGGGTTTGCGACCAGGCGTCGGCTTGGTGGATGAGGTCGTGGCGGGAGAACCCGCGCACCTGGTAGCGGTGCTGGGATGCGACGTCGTCGGCGTACCGGGCCGACCCGCCGGCCGCCGCTATGTCGGCGTGATTGATGACGGCGTCACGGTCGTCGTTCAACTCCGGGGACTGATCCCAGCACAACGCGCCGGGGATGGTGTCGTCGTCGGCCAACACCGCCACCGGGGTCAACCAGCGGGGGTCGGTGGTGTCGCGGTCCCCCTGGTAGTAGACGAGGGTGCCGTCGCCGTCGACCCACAACCAGCCACCGTCGGAGTCGGCGGTCAGGTCGGCGAGGGACAGGGCGTCGACGGCCAACGTCGTCGCTTGCAAGGTGGCGACCCCCGGGTCGAATCGGGTGGGCATCGCCGTCAACCCGTTGGCGGTCAGGATTCGGTTGAGGCGGGGCCCGGCGGTTTCGCCGGCACCCTGGGCGGCCTGTTCGGGGAGGTCGGCGGCGGTCAGCGACGCCAACGGGTCGTCGGCGGTGATTTCAACCCACCGGTCGGGGTCGTGGCGGCGGTGGTGCCAGGTGTCGGCCACCCCGGTGAACAGGTATTTGCGGGGGTGGCCGTCGACGTCGACACCGACGCGGACCAGGGTGCCGGCGCCCAGGTGGCGCGACCCGGGCGGCGCCCACGGGGTCACATCCGACCAGGAGTTGTAATCGCCGGTGCGGTTGTCCAACCGGATGACGGTGTGGGCGGCCCGGAACCGGTCGAGGGGCCCGGTGCGGCCGCCGACGATGGTGGCGCCCTGCCAGTCACACGACACGTCGACCCATTCGACGGCCAGCTCCCACACGTCGGTGTCCCACACGGCGGCGTCCCAGCCGTGCGGGTCGACGGTCTGCACCCACAGCTCGACGGCGGCCCGGACGGTCACAGCCCGGTCGCTCCGCTGGTGACGGGGTCGCCGCGTGTCGACGTCCACCGGTTCAACACCCGTACGACGTCGGTGGGGTTGACACCGGGCGGGGCGTTGTAGACGACGTTGACGACTTGCCCGGCGCGCACCCCGCCGGTCACCCTCGTCGAGCTGGACGGCGCCGGCGCCCCGGTGCTCGAGGCGGTGGCGGCCACCCCGACCCCGGCGGGGGCGTTGTAGCCGGATGTGGTCGCGCCCAATGTCGTGTTGTGAGGCAGGACGAACGACCGGATCGATCCCATCAGGTTGCTGATGGCGTGTTCGGCCTGGGAGGTGTCGGCGGTCACCTCGGTGTGCACGTCACGGTCGACGTCGCCCAGCTGCGCGATGTAGTCGTACAGGTGGGCGCGCAGCGGGTCGTTGGGCCCCAACGTCATCGCCACGTCGAGCAGGCTGGCGCGCATGATGTCGTTGGACTGGCCGGCGGTCAGGGCGGTACCCGACGCGGTGGCGGTGTCCTGGGCCAGCTTCACCGCCGCCGACGCCTGCGCCAACGCGGCCTGTTCGGCGCCGCGCATGGCGTCGGTGTATTTCAGGTTCAACCCGGTGTTCGTCCCCGCCTCGGCGCCGGCGTCGACGGCGGCGGTGACGTAGTCGTTGATCGCTTTCGTCGTTTTCGACTGCGCATCCTCGAAACCCAGCTGGGAGTTGATCGACGCCAACACGGCGTTGGTGTTGTCGGTGATCGCCTGGGTGGCGGCGGCCACCTGTTCGGCCTGCGCTTTCGCCGACGCGGTGACGGCGTCGGCCGCCTCGGCCGCTTTGTCGCTCGAGGACTTGACGGTCAAGTTTTCGTCGGCCCAGCCCCCCAGGCCGGGGATCAACCCGATGGTCGCCTTGCCGATGCCTTTCATGTTGTCGACCAGCGACAGGGACCCGTCCGACGCCTGTTTCAACCCGCCGGTGATATCGGCCAGCTTGTTGCCGCCCAGCACCTCCCCCCAGTCGATCCCGCCTTTGCCGCCGCCGGCGGTGCCCAGCTTGCCGATCGCCTCGGCCAGATTGCCGACCACCTCGACGCCGTCGGTGATCGGGCCGATGGCGAACTCACCCACCTTCAGGGTGAAGTTGGCCCAGGAGTCGGACAGGTTGTCGACGGCGTCGCGGAACTCTTTGGCTTTCTGGACTTCGGCCGGGTTGATGGCCTGCCCCTCGGACACATCCTGCAACGCTTGGCGTAGGTCCTGGGAGGACTCCACCAGCGGGGCGAGCTTCTGCCACGACTTCCCGAAGATCGCCACCCCTTCGGTGGCGCGCTGGGTCGAATCGGGGATGGCTTGCAGATGTTGCAGTGACGCCAACAGCTCGTCGCTGGTGGTGCCGGCTTCGATGCCCAGCTTCGCCAGGGTGCCTTTGCCGGCGGCGAGGTTCATCTTGTTGATGGCACCCTCGAGGTCGGTGACGTTGACGCCGACGTCGCCGGCGACTTCCATCCACCGGGACGCTTCCTCGACCCCCAACCCGGACGCCTGGGCGAAATCGTTGGCGGTGAGGGCGAGGTCTTCGAAATCGGTGACCATGCCTTGCACGGCTTTGGCGACGGCCCCGGCGCCGGCGGCGACCGCCAACGGGCCCGCCGCGCCGATCATGTCGAACGCGGCGCCGGCCCCGGCTTTCAGCTTCCCGAACCCGCCCTCGGCTTCGGCGATCTTGCCTTTGAACGTCGACAGCTGGCTGGCGGCTTTCTCACCCTGGACGTCGATCAGGACGGCCACCCGTTCGGTGAACGATGCCATCGGCCCTTACCCCGCCGTGAACAGGCGTCGTAGGACCCGTTGCACCTCGACGTCGACGAGGTGGGCGGCCTGGTCCTGGGCGACGGTCACCGCCGGCCGCCACGCATGCCGGGCCGGAACCCCGGCGCGCTGGTAGGTGCCCCCGCCGCTGCGGCGGCCCCGGCGCGGGTTGTTCCACGGCCCCTTGCCGCCTTCCTCGAGCAACGCCGCCAACGGTTTCACCGTCGGGGCCATCACGGCGTTTTGGCCGCGCATGTCGTAGCGGGCTTTCACCGTGTAGCCGCCGCGCCGTTTGCCCTTGCCCCAATGCGACAGGGTGTTCGGGTGGATGGCGGCGGTCATCGGCGTTTTCAGTTTGCGGGCGACCCGTTCGGTCATGATCCGGATGGTCTGGGCGTCGAACGTCGACGCGAGGTCGTCGAGTTTGGCGACGAACTGTGCGGGGGTGTCGGTCACGCCGCCACGGTGTCGCGATCGGCGAGCACGGTGGCGGCCGGGCCGATCGTCGGTTTGCCTTGCACCGGGAGGTCGACGGTCAGCAGGAGCGGCGTCCCGAACGGCCCACCGTAGGACCCGGCGACGAGACGCACCTTGCCCGACGCGACGGGCATGGCGACGTCGGACGCGTCGAGCGACACGGAGAAATCCACCTCGGTCGTTTCACCGTCGAACAGGTATTGCGAGAGCGAATCCGGGGTCGCCCCCCAGTCTTGCAACGCCTCGAGGTGCAGCACGTAGCTGGACGCCGCCGGCACCTGGGTTTCGGGTTGGCACCCGGTGGCCGGCACCGTCTGCAGGTTGGCGGTGGCCTGTAGCTCGGCGTTGGTCGTCTGGCACTTGTAATCGGTGCCGGTGGCGACGTCACCAAAACGCACGGTGGCATCGGTAACAACGATGACGATGGCGGGCATAGGTGTTCCCTTTCAGCAGAGGACGTGGTCGGTCATCCAAGACACGGTGGCGGTGGGTCGGGTGGTACCGGCAACGTCACGGTCGGCGCGTTGCCACCCTTCGAACCGGGCGCCGCGCACCCCGGCGACGTTGTCGATCACGACCCCGATGAGGTCGTCGATCAGGTCGGTGGTGTCGGCGGCCGTCAACGTTTCCGACGCGATGACCACATCCCACCCGGCGACCAGGACCGGGGCGGCGATCCCCTGGGTGCCGGCGGTCTGGTCGATCCACACCGCCGGCAGGTCGACGGCGTCAGGTTCGTGGGCGTAGACGGTGACGTCGGGAATGGCGACCAGGGCGTCGAACAGGTCGGCGCGCACCGCGGCGAGCTCGGGGTTCATGTTCACGCGAACCCGCCGGCCAGATCAGCCCCGGACGCCACGATGACGGCGTCGATCGATACGAAGAAATCGGCGGGGAGACGCGAGTAGAGGTCGCCCTGTTGGAACACGCCGGCCGGGGTTTTCGGGCGGCGGTACAAGTCGACGGCGGCCGCCAACGCCGCCGTGGCCAACAGCGGGTCGCCGTCGAACAGGACGGGTTGGCCGGGTTGCATCCGGTGTTTGACGGCGGCGTTGGCGGCGTCGACGGCCCGCTGGGCGGCCGTCGGGTCGGCGAGCACCGTGGCGCCCAGGGCGGCGGCGAGGTCGTCGACGGTGACCCAGACGATCAGGTCGTCAGGGTCGGTGCTCACGACGACGATGAGCTGCGCCGGCTCGAGGTGGTCAACGGGGTGGCATCCGACAGGGCCACGATGCCGGCCGGGAGGGCGGCGACGCCGGTGCCCATCCCCCACACGGCCATGTTTTGGCCCAGGTTTTCGACGTCTTCGGCGGTGACGGTGAACGGGCCGTCGCCGTACCAGCCGGCCGCCTCGCCGTTGGTCACGAGGATCGTCGTGGCCGGCAGGTACGGCCCTTCCACGATCTCGAGCCCGGACACATTCACGCGCAACGTCGACGCCTGGGCGGTGCCCTGGGTGTTGGACGTGCCGTAGGCGGCGGGCCACAGGCCGGGCAGACCGCCCAGGGCGGCGAACTGGTCCGATGAGGCGATGACGGTGTCGGCGGGCATGCCGGTGACGTTGCGGACCACCCCGGACGCGGCGAACAGGGCGGCGGCCAACAGGTCGGGGGTGGTGGCGGCGGTGAAATCGAACGGCACCGTGCCGGTGGCGCGGGCCAACAGGAACGCCTCGAACGCCGCTTCGGTGGCGCCGGAGTAGGCGGCGGCCATGATCCTCAGGTATGCCTCTTTGTACGACGGCGAGCTGCGCCGGATCAGCTGGTACGACACGTCGGACCCGCCGGCGAACGTCTCGATCGCTTCGGTGCCCCGTTTGAGGGACACCTTCACCGACGTGATCGGCGTTTTCTGCACGGCCTGGACACCGACGAGGGCGGTGAGGTCACCGTCGAAGTAGGGGAAGTTCACGTCCATGCCGTCCGGTGGCAGGGCGCGTTGGCCGCCGAGGGCGGTGATCGCCGGGCGGCCCCGGTCGACGATGCCGAACACGGTCGACAGCCACGCCGGCGGGATGACACCGGGGTTGTCGGTGGTGATCTGATCGGCCAACGCCCGGCTCAGCTTCGGGTCGTCGTAGGCGGCTTCGAAGAAATCGGCGAATGCCCGGAACCGGGTCAACGGATGGGCGGGGATGAGGGTGCCGCGGGTGCGGACCTCGTCGCCCAACACGACCAGCTCGCGCCGCAACGCGTCGACGTCGTCGCCGACCGGGACCACGGTGGCGTTGATGATGGTGGCGGGCAGGGTGTCGCCGTCGGGTGGGGTGTCGGCGGTGAGGGTGGCAGGTGCGGGCATGTCGGTCCTTTCGCGGACGGTGAGGATGGGTGCGTCGTGGGCGGGATGAAACGCGAACGCGACGCCGTACAGGGTCGAACGGGTGCGGGTCACGGCCGACCGGTCGGCGTTCCACACCTCGCCGTCGACGCCGGGGGCGAACTCCATCGATACGGCGTCGACGGTGCCGGCGTCGATCAGGGCCATCACGTCGCGGGCGGCGGCGGTGTCGGCGACGACGAGGTCGCCGTACAGGCCGTCGGGGTCGTCGCGGGTGGCGGCGATGTGACCGATCAGGGCGCCGTCGTGGGCGTCGCGGACGTACAGCCGCTCGAGGGGGGTGATCGATTCGGGGGCGTGCGTTTCGAGGTAGCGGTGGGCGCGCCCGGCGATCACGTCGACCACGGGGCGGGCATCGTTGTAGGCGACCAGCCGGGCGGTCACGGTGCGGGTGGCCGGATCGGTGGCGGTGATCGGGGCGTCACGGTGCAACAGGTCGTGCACGGTCAGACTCCTTCGACGTTCGGGGCCACCGGCTCGAGCACCGGCCCGGCGGTCCGGGCGGGCAAACCCAGCTGCGAGACGCGCATCTCGTCGACGGTGGCCAGGCCGGCGGCGACGGCGGCGGCGGCGGTGGTCACCCGGGTCGACCAGTCGGTGCGCAACAGGTTCGACGTGTCGAACACGGCGGCCTGGCCGCGGGGTAGCAGATCGGTGAACGCCGCCTCGAGCCGGTCCAGATAGGTGGGGT